TGGTTGCCTGGGCGGCGCATAAGGATCGAGCGGGCGCGGCTGGTGAGCACCGCGTCAGCGTCGGGGGTTGGGGTCCAGTCAAGGTTGTAGCGTTCTTTCACCTGATCCGGTGGCAGGCTTGTCGCTTTGATCCACCAACGGGAATCGGCGGGGTCTTGGGTGCCTGGTTCTAGGGTGAACTCGTTGATGCCGAGCGGGGTGAGGCGCACTCCACCGGTCGGGATGTTGACGCCGGTCTGCATGTCGGTGTAGAAGTCGTCGCCCAGCTCGGGGTCCCATTCAACTGCGACGCCGGTAGCGCCACCAAAAAGTGTCTGGAGGACTGCCATTTCGCGGGTTAGTTCCCAGTCGCGTTCGTGTTGTTCGGCGATGAGCAGCTGCTCCTGCAAACGCTGGCGGCGCATCGAGGCGTCGTCGGTGCCTTGGGGTTGGACTTCAAAGCTCAGTTCGCCACGGATCAGGCGGGCGAGCAGCGACGAGACGCGGGGACCGTATTTGTCTACGGTGATCCGGCTGTCCTTTTCTGCTTCGGTGCGGTAATCCAAATCCTGCATGATGTTGCGGGACGCATCCCACCAAATCCATTGCTGGCCGAGGTAGTAGGAGCCGTTCAGCCAGTAGTCGCGGCGTTCTTTGACGAGATACGAATCTGCGTCTAGCCACATGTTTAAGATTTTTGCTGGCTCGGGCGGCATCCAGGTCACGGGCCTACTCCTTCATTTGGGTTGCGCCATGTATGGTACGTCTTTTCTTTCTCCGTTTCAGGAGCCTTTTTGCTTGCCTTTTGGCCGCGCTCAATGACTGCGATGTCGCCGGCGTGGCGGGCGATGGCCGCGTAGGTCAGTTTCCTGTTTTCGTACACCAGGTACGCTGACAGGGCGACGTTGGCGACGGCGATGAGGGCGAGCCAGATCACTTCTTACCTTTCGGCTTGGGTGGTGGCACAACTTCAAAGCCGGTCATGTCTACGACGGGGCTTTCTTCCACGATGATCGGGGTGGTGTTGACCGACTGGACGACCGTCAAAGCTTTCTCTAGCTCATGGACTCGCTGGGCGATGGCCGCGTTGGTGTTGGCGAGCTCTTGATTCAAGCTTTGCAGAAGGGTGTAATGCTGTGCCGGTTTGATTTCCATGCCTCGGGATTCTTTGACCATGTCGGCGAGGTGGATGCAGCAGTCGGCGCAGATGTAGAGCCGGTGGTTCGCTGACGGGTTGGGGTTGTCGGCGCTGTTCGGCCAGTCCAAGTCAACGTAGGTGTCTACTGCTGGCAGGTTGCTGGATCGGCACAGGGCGCAAGCCCCAGGCAGATAGTTGTAATGCGATACTACAAGCATGTTACCTCCATATATTTTTTCGTTTTGATTGCTTGTCGAGCTTTTCCATGAACTTTTGGACGCGGCCTTCAGCGCCTGGTGCGTACTGTTTCTTGTCGCGTTTAGAGAGTTCGTATGGTCTACACCCTAACAAGTAGCGTAGCGCGTCCACGGCGTGGTCTTCGTCGCGGCTGTCCAAATCCTCAGGGTTTCTTTGATCGTGCCGCATAAGGGGCATGGTGCGGATCAGGTTCTGGCAGTTGTTGAAAATCTTGAGCCGGACAACACCGTCGACGGGGTGAGCCATCATGTAGCGCCGGACGTTCTGCCAGCCGCCGATGCGGGTGTTTTTGGCGCGGGTGACGGTGACACCTTGGGTGTTGTATTGGGCTGCGACCGTGGTGCCCAAACCGGCGACGTTGGAGAACGTGGACGGGTCAATGACTGTGACGGAGATACTTTCGCCTTTGCCGTGCTCGTCAACGCTCATTGACTTCACTAGGCGGGCCTGTTCGGCCGTCGTGAGGTTCTTTTGGTAGGCCTCGCGATAAATGTACATTGTGCCGTCTGAGGGGTCTAAAGCACCCCACAGGCAGCAAAACGGGTTGGCTGTACCGAAGTCGATTGCCCTGTAGCGTTGCCATGTCGCGGGGATAGCGAACGGTTCTATGACGTGAATACCACGGTCAAACTCGTTGAAATACTGGCCGGTGAACGTATCCCAGTCGCCTAGAAGCTTTTGCCGGCGTTCGATCTCCGGCAGCATGGAAAGGTGTTTCCGGTACGTCGGGTCGATAAATGGGTTGTCAATGACGGTTGACGGCACGAACGCGACGACAAGGTGGTTGTCGGGGTCGTGGGGGATTTCGACGGCGGCCAGCTCGTCAAGATCGTCAGGCAGCGGTACAACGCTGACAATATCCGGGGTTTCAAAGCCATTGCTGACATCGTAGACAATCGCGTTCTTACCATAGTGGGTGGGTGTAACAAGCATCTGGTAGAGGAACTGGTGGCCTTTGTCGCCTGGGTTGGTGGCGAACATGACGTGGGTTCGGACTCCTGCGGCGGCCTGTTTCCGGCTGGTACGCAGACGGCCCGAGATCATGAGCATTTGGTAGGCCGAGAATTGGGTCGCTTCGTCAAAAGCAATAAAGTCATATTCGGCTGACATGAACTGGCTGACATCTTCGTCGCGGGAGCAGTAGCCGTACTCGATGATCGAGCCGTTTTCGTACCACCAGGCCTTCATGTTGTCAATCGACCGGAGCTGGGCTTTGGCTTTCAGCTGGGCGTACCGCACCTGGGTGCGGATAATCAGGGATCGGCGCAGCTCGGGGAGCGACGTTCGGATCAGAAGGCTGCGATGCCCCGGGTATTTCATGGACAGTTCGTGGGCGTGGTAGGTAATCAGCTCAGATTTGCCTCCACCAGCAGCACCGCCGTACAGGAGCCAGTCCACTTTGCCGAGCAGGATGTTGGCGCGGGATTGGCGTTCGTTGCCGGCCAACGACCAGGCAGTGAGGTCTTCTTCAAGGAGCTCAAGGTATTCGGCCTGTTCACTTGCCGACAGTGAAGCGAACTCCTTGTCGGTAAGGAGAAAGCTTTTCTCTACTGCTTGGCTCATCCGGCGTCGCCGGCGATGGCCCGCAAGTTGCCTTCGGTACGGCGTTTCGCTTCGAGTTTCAGTTCCTCAAAGCGGGTTTTGCGCTGCTCGGGGCTTTCCGAGTCCTGGCTTGACGAAATGCTGGTCGGTTCGCCCATTTCTAGTCGGAAGATGTCATGCCAGACTTTGCCGATTTTGGTGGCTTCTTCAGCGGTACGGACTTCCCATTCGCCGCCGAGGACCCGCAAACCGTGATCTGCGATGATTGACAGGGCGATCTCGGGCAGCTGGTCGCGTTCGATGCCTTTGATGACCTTGGACAGGCCAAGTTTGGCGATCTGGTCTTGCCGTACTCGATATTCGCTAGAGTCCACAACAGTCAGGTCTTTGCCTTCTTGGCGGCCCTTTTTGCGGGTTTTGGGCTTGTCATCCTTCGTGAACTCGTACGACGCAACCATTTCGTTGACTGGAATCGGGTAGTCGCTGCCTTGTTCGTGATCGCTCATAACACCTCCGTGTTACTGTGATAGTACCCTATGTGTTGGGGTTTGCGTTAGTGGCGTGGTGCTTCCAGACACGCATAGCTAGCTCAGCAACCCCCTGGACCGCTGCGTTTTCGGCGGGGGTGATTGCGCCTCTCTCGACGCCTTGGCGAGCCAACTCTGCAACATAGGAAGCCCCCATGAAAAGAGCTGCGGCTGTACGCGCATCCATCGGATCTTCCCATCCTGCCATTATCATCGCTGCGGCAGCCTGTGCGGTGACCTGCGACGCCCCCAATGTGGGGGTGACATTCATGAGAAGCTGGGTCTGTTTCGGGATTTTGGTGGTTTCCATAAGGGTTGGCTTTCTTTTGAGAGCGATTTCGCCTAGATCAGGCTGATTGTGTTGTTCGTAGACGCGGATCACGTCTTGCGGGTCGCGGGCCTCGGTGCTTAGTGGAAACTGAGGTTGCTTGGCCACTTTTTTCCGAGTGACGGGTGTGAGGATCTCACGGCGTACGCTGATCGTGACTTTGACAGCCCTATCTGGGCGGCCTGTTTCGCGTATCCGCTGCCTTTCCTTAGGAGTATGGCCGCCCCACATACCAAATCGGTCGTGGTCGGCGTCCAGCTCCAAAGCTTCTGCAAGGCAGGCTTCCCGAACCTTGCAAAGGTTGCAATACTTGCGAGCAAGAGCAAAATAGTCGCGGCCTTGCGGCTTTTCGGGGAACCAAATGTTCCCGTCAAGGCCCCGGCAGGAGGCGTCAGCCCACCAGCCGGAGCGTTCAGAAGGGTTCCTCGTCGACATATGCTGCTTGGGCCTGCTTTGGTGCTGGGCGACCGCCTTTTTGTACCTCAACGGTCTGGAAACGGAGATCGACGGAGATGTCTTGGGCAATAACTTCGTCGCTGTACCCCATTGTGCCATCTTTTTTCTCCCATTTTTGCTTACGGAACCGGCCCGAAACGGACACTCGGAGGCCTGAGCTGAGGCTTTCGGCGACATGTTCGGCGAGATCACCGAACGCGATGACGGTAAACCAGGTTGTTTCTTCTTCTCCGCTTTTTGGCTTGTATCGGGATGCTACGGACAGCTTGCAGATGGCGTTTCCGGCGCTGTTGTACTTCAGTTCGGGGTCTTTCCCGAGGTTTCCGTTGATGTGAATGGTGTTCATTGCTGGACAATCTCCCAAACTATTGTGGATCTGTGGCTTGCTGTTTGTTCTTTGACGCCGGAATCGCGGATCAGGCCCATTTCGACCAGTTCTTTGCGGCGGCTTCGGCACCCGGAGGGTGACAGTTTGAGCCCTAGGCGGGCGACTTGGGCGATGAGCTCGTCGTCGGTCATGGATCGTTTGCTGCGGAACGCAAGCATCACGATTTTTTGGCCTTTGGTGAGGTCAACGGACGCGGCGGCTTCGTAACTGGTCGCGGGGTCGGACCATCGGGTCATCTTTTCGGGGGCTTTGTAGTAGCGGGATCGTTCTTCGGCCCACAACATCGGCTGGTCACTCATGGCCGCCACCCTTTGTAAAGCTCGCAAAATGTTTGGTAGTCGGCTTCAGCCTCTTTGCCAAAACCGGTGTCGGGATATTCCTCATATGCAATGTGCCTAGCAGATACGGAGAGTCTTTCTGCCAGCGTTCTTAGGCGTTCAATCTCATCAGCGGCTCGCATAGAAATACATGGGTCATTTTCTGCCCTGCAATCGTCGGAGCATTGGCACTCGTTCCGTAGTCGGGTCACAATGTCGTCATTCACCACGCACCGCCTGGAGCTGTTCTTCGAGCTGCCGGATCTGTTCGTAGAGGCTTTTGCGTTCCTGGAGCAGGTCGTCGATGTGGTCGCGCATGGTGGATTCGTCGCCGTAGCTGCGGGCCCGTTCAACTGCGGCCCTCATTTCCTCAAAGTCCACGAGTTTTGCCTCCAATGCCTGGTAGTCGCCGGCGAAAACGACGCGGATGTATTCGCCGTTGCCGAGGGCAACGTAATGGTATGGGCCTTCATCGTGGGAAAACGGCCAAGGAAGTCTGCTCATTACTGTTCCCCGTGGAACATGTTGTGGTGTGAATAAGTAACGTTGTGCATGTTTGACATTATTGCATATCTGTGTTGGGTTGTCTAGTTTTTTCTTCCCATTCAACAACGAACATGTCGACCACTTCGGGGTGGTTGGCCCGCACCCAGGCGAGGGAAGCTTGGCGTACATAGTTGTTGCGGGAAGCTGACCGTCTTGATGCTTGGCGGCCGGAGGCCGTTGATCGGTACTTCCGTGCATATTCCCGTGACGCGTCTTTGCAGTCTTGGCATCGGCAGTCAAAACCGGCGTATCCGTACAATGTCCCGTGGGGAACAACCTTCTCAGTTTCCATACACTTTATGTTAGCATCACATTGTCATATTGGTGCAATCAAAAATATGGTTGACAAACAGACACCCCACCTATAGAGTGGCGGCCAACCGATCAAGTCCCCCGCGCTGGGAAGCAGCTGGGGCACCCACGACCCGAACCCTGCGATAAAGAGCATGGAAGCAGGAGGGTGTATATGGCCGGAAACGGGGACC